GTTATGGTACATATAGCAGTCTATATGAGATTACACTTGAAGAATATAACAAAGGAATCAATCAGTCATGAGATACCAATTAGTAGTAAAGGGTAGTAAACAAGATATGTTCGATCATAGTAGTCAAAGGAATATCCCAGTAGTATTTGTATCTACTGGTGACGGGTATACCATTGGACATAGTAATGCACCATTGGAGGATATAGAGAAATGGTTTAGTGAGGAACCTAGAAATCCACCATTTCCCATAGGTACATTGCTTTGGTACCAAGAGAATGAATATAATAAACCTTTTGGTATTGGAGAAATTAAACTCTTTAGAAAGGAGAATCAAAATGTCAGCAGATAATGGAATCTACATTCTAATTACTCCTACTGGTATGGGTAAGGACTATCAATCAATCTTTCCTAAGGAATATAGAGTAGCACATATTGGAGCAGTAGATAATTTGTGTTGGGAACTTAGAGGTGATACATGGTATGAAACAAACAATTACGTAATGAGCACAGTAAGAGAGCATTTCAAAGATCAAACTGTTCACTACAATTTGAATGTTGCATATATGGAAGCAGATGCTCTGTTGTCTCAACTAGATATTTGTGAATATGGAATTTCTAAGATTGAAATTAATGAAGTATTCTGACTAAAAGGAGATAGCTAAATGAAAAGGCACTCAAGTATTTCAGAGCATGAGGGCAAGGGTAACTGCCAATAGAATTGAATATTTTATTTGGATTGGATTGTAATAGGGCATACGCTTGACAGGCTACCCCTTGACATGGTAGTGTCCGCCTCTCATTGGAGATAATACTATGACTAAAGATGGGATTGAAAAATGGATAGATGATTTGACTACACATCATGCTACTCGTATGATGAAAGTTAAATTCTTTGATACTAATCCATCAGAAACTAAAGACGTACTAAAATATATCACACTAAAGATGCGAGAAGCTATACTACTCAAGTGTATAATGGGGCATAGTAAAGAAGCAATTGAACAAGCATGTGAAGTAGCTACAGCTAAAGTAGAAAGATGTTATAATGAACAATTGAATTGAGGGGACCATATAAAGAAAGGAGGTTAGTAATCAAGCATAATATTGTGGCAGTAATGTAATACCCCATGTTGTTACGTATGTAAAACTCATCACACAAAGAGGTTTATACAATGGCACGTCCAAAGGCTGTTGCTGTTCCTGTAAAGAAGGGCCGTCCTGCTAATCCTGCTAAGGCTAAGGCAGACACTAAGCCTATTGTTACTTTCCTTCCGTCTAAGCTCCATGCCCGTGCAAAGCTCGCTGCCATTGCACTTAGCACTAATCTATCAACTGTCATCCGTGACTTGCTTTCTGCATGGGTTATCGAACAGAAGAAGGCAATTGCAGATATCGTTAACATGAAGGATGAGGTTGAGGAAGATGAGGATGACGTAGAAGTAGATGAAGATGACGATGAGGATACCGAAGAAGTAGATGAAGATGATGAGGATGAGGAGTAATTAGTAATTAACTAGCAAAGCTAGCTTGCTTTATGCAACTAGGGACTAGCTAGGTGTATCATTGTTGGGGAACATGATACTTTATCTAATATCTTTTGGGAGCTAAGGATATTAGGACTAGCTAGTTCTCTAAAACTTATTATTAAGAGTCTAATAACAGTTTTATAATACCTATTATGATTTCCTGCCTCTCGGTTCAACCTGCCCTCGCTAGACCCTCCCACGCTTCCAAGGATCGCACCATTTGGCCTATCCCCCCGGCACTAAGGCCGACACCCTCATGGTACCCTCAAGGCCGTCTCCGTTGAGCCTTGGAAGCCCACGCTAAAGGAATAACTAATCATGTCAACCCTAGAAGATATTATAAAGATTTATAATAATAAGTCTGCCGATGAGATTGCAACTATTATTAAGAATAGGCATATCAAAGGTAGGATGGGAACTACATATGGATGCCCAATGGCTTTGTTACTTAATACTATTTCTACTGGCTCCTATATTATTGGACGTAAATATATTGTAAGACGGTCAGGGACTAAGATTGAGAAAGTAAGGACACCAAGGCAGATGTCAGTATTCATTAGAAAGTTTGATATTGGTAAGTACCCAAATCTTATTATGCCACCACCAAGATGTGTAAATAAGAATAAACCTAAAGTCAGAATTAAAAATACTTCCGGTTCCCCCAAGCATATTATTAAGAATCATATTAAAAAACTAGTGGATCGTTTTTCAAAGGGGTAGAGCTATGAGAAAGACCCATTTGTATATAGTAATAGCAGATCATTTTAGTTATGATGAATATAATAGTATTATAGTTAGAGCAGTTTCTAGAAAAGAAGCATGGTCTATAACTAAAAATAAGTTTAGGGATAGTCAATTTAATAAAAGAGTAGATAGGTATAAACTAGATATGATTAAATTGATTAAAGAACAAGGGACTTCAGAAATTATTCTAAAATCTCAATGCTGGATAAAGGATAAACTACTATGGCACGACGTCCACCTGTAGTACATAAAAGATATGAGTCTCTACCTAGAAATGAGAAGTATCCTCTACAAGAGTTTAGAGTAAGAGTAATTCAATATCCTAATAGTGAAAAGCTCTTTGATATTAGAGAGTATGTTACTAGTGAACAATATACAGACTATACTCCTAAAGGTATATCACTCACACTAGCACAAGTGAAACATCTGTTTAGTATACTAGAACTTGAGGGATTGGGGGATATGAAGTAATGAATACACTTACTGTATCTCAAATAAATAATGCAAATCATATCATCACTAACAAAGGTGAAGTTAGGATTGACTGCCCTAATTGTGATGATATTTCTAAACATTTGTATTGTAACCTAGATAAGAAAATCTTTCACTGTTTTAAGTGTGGCTATAAAGGTAGGGTAGTAGAAGATACTAATGATTCTATTGAAGATTTTGATAGAACAGTACAATTATATTTAGACTCATGTAATATGGGGTTTCCCCCTCCCTTTTTGAAATCAATAGCACATACAATTGAAACTAAACTAGATAAGTTTAAACAGATTAAAAATCTCCCCATTAGCATACTTCTCCTGCCTTCCCCAAGTAGTCAAATACAGATAACTAATGCTCTCTTATATCTTTATGGTAGAGGGATAACATTAGAAGAAATTGTTAGATATAAATTCCATGCTGACTCTATATATATTTATTATCCTATATATTCTACAGATAATAAACTTATGTACTATGTCGGTCGTAGATATACAGAAGGTGGACCTAAATATATTAATGCACCCTGGGCTAAAGAAAATACAGTAGTACATTTAATTGGTGATGTAAAGAATAAAGATTATCTTTTTATCGTCGAAGGTATTTTTGATGCAATGGCTATTTCTAGAGCAGGGTATAATGCAATTGCTTTACTAGGTAAAGAGGCTAACAGTGAACAAATTAAGTATATTACTAACCTTTATTATAAATATAATTATATTTGGTTGGACAATGATGCATTTAATAATTCAATTACATTAGCAATTAAATTGAAGGAGACGGGTAAAAAGAAATACTACATTATTACAGGGTATTCACAAGACCCTGCTAGTATCGCCCAATTAAATATTCAGACATTACGGGAGTGTATTCATAATGAAATCACTCAATTTGGTAAGAGACTCTAATTGTAATTTATGTGAGTTAAGTGCATCAGTTAAAACTGTATGCATGATGGGAGTAGGGGATACAGAATCTAAACTTATGTTTGTTTGTGATGCACCTAATGAAGAAGAAGATAAGAAAGGCATACCATTTGCTGGTAAGTCTGGCAATATGTTGGATGCTATCTTATCTCAGTTAAATCTTAAGAGAGAAGATATTTATATTACCCCAGTTCTTAAGTGTCGCCCTCCATTTAATAGTAAACCTAATGTATCTAAACTAAATGTTTGTTCCTCTGCATACCTAAGAAAAGAAATTCAATTAATTAATCCTGATCTTATTGTATGTCTAGGTAGTACAGCAGCTAAGGTACTACTCAATGATGTTAATATACAAATTTCAAATGTAAGAAATACTGTATGGTACACACAAGGACCGTTACCTAATGGAATTCCTTTTATTGTTACTTACCATCCTGCTGCTACTTTCCATCAAGATCATCTCTTGGATTTTATTGTCAATGATTTGGAGTGGGCTAAAAAATTATTGGCAGGAGAATTGCCTAAGTCTAAAAAGAAAATAAGATATAAGAAATTAGATAAGATTAAAGATATCCCAGAAATTACAGACGCACAGTGGATTCATTTAGATTTAGAAACAGATGGGCTAGACCCTTTCCTTCCCGATAAAGATATCTTATCATTACAGATAAGTATTAAAGAAGGAGAGGGTTATTATTTTGATTGGACTCCTAGTATTGGTATCCAGTTAAAGAACTTACTTAAAGCACTTGATACTGATACATCTTTACTTCGTAAACTTAATGGACATAATATTAAGTTTGATCTTAAGTGGTTAAGAGAGAAGGCTGGTATTATATTTAATGGAACTATCAATGATACTATTCAGAATGTCCAACTACTAGATGAGAACTTTCCTAATAAATCTTTAGATACAGTAGCCACTAGTTTTACAGAACTAAAAGGACATAAGACACAATTTGTTAAGATGATTAATGATTATGTTAAGATGCATAAAGAAAAGAAAGAGCCTATTAAACTAGCTAGAGCTAGACTATGGAAGTCTGCTTTTTATGCTATCCCTGAACACATAAGAATTAAGTATGGTTGTGGCGATGTAGATGCAGTAGCTAGATTACAGAATAAATTTATGCCAATGATTGAAGAACAAGAATTAATTCCATTGCATAGACTCATGATGAATACAACAAAGATGTTTGTAGATATTGAATGTAATGGGATGAAGATTGATAAAGAATTAATTGAAGATTTTAATATCAAGTATACTAAGAGACTTAAGAAGTTAAAGAAGAAACTAGATACTCTAGTACCTTATGAAATTAATCATAGTTCTCCCTTACAATTAAGAAAACTATTCTATGGCACTTGGAAATGTACACCCCATGAAATTAGGATGGGGAAGAAAAGGGTTAAGTATTCTACAGGAAAAGATGCAAGAGAATTAATCCTTAAAGATAATATCTCAGATGAAGTTAGAGATTATATTACTACCTTAGATGAATACTCTAAGACTTCTAAATTACATGGGACATATATCAAAGGGCTACCTAGATTTCTTAGAAATGGTTTTGTCCATGCTACATGGAGAGTAGGTCAAGCGGATACAGGTAGAAATACTTGTAATGATCCTAACTTGCAACAGATACCTAGAACTGGAGATATTAAACAACTGTTTATATCCAGATATACTGATGGTGTTCTAATGCAAGTAGATATTAGTCAAGGGGAATTAAGATATGCAGCTCATGTATCAAATGAACCGACGATGCTTCGACTGTTTAATACTGGTACTAATGATATACATCGTAGTATGGCATCCGTATTACTTGGATGTAATGAAGAAGAAGTAACAGAAGAACAAAGATATAATACTAAGCAAGTTAACTTTGGTGTCTTGTATGGCATGGGTATTAGAACTGCGGCACAAGAAATGAAAGGAGTTAGTCAGGGAGAAGCCTATAGATTTATTAAGTACTGGCATAATACTTTTCCTAGATGGTCAGAGTATGTACATGAACAAGAGAAATTTGTTATTGAGAATCACTATGTAAGAAATCTTTTAGGTAGATACCGTAGATTATTTATCTTAGACCCTACGACTCCCGAAGGAATGACAGCTTTGCGTAAGGCTATTAATTCCCCAATACAAGGAGGTCTTAGCGATTACAATAAATTGTGTGGCTATACCATTTGGAAACGAATTAAAGCTAAGGGATTAAGTAAAGAATGTAAAGTAATTGGTGAAGTTCATGATTCATGGATATATGATATGAGAAAGAAACATATCTCCGTTATGGCTAAGATTATTACTGATGTGTTTGAGAATATTGATACATCAGAATTTAATTTCAAATTCAATGTCTCTATGAAAGTAGATATCAAAATAGGCAAGAATTGGAAGGAGATGGAACCATATGAGCTATAAAGTTTTTCTAGATATTAATGCTGAATATTTTGGGGACAGGGTAGTAGTAGAGGATGAGATGGGTAAAGTAGAGATTACATTTACCGATTGGGATAAACTTGTTGAGTGGGTTAAACAGGAAAGGGACAAGCTATGATTAAGAAGAAGGTATCTAATGAAGTTCACAAGTCTAATCTGGATGCTATTCGTAAGAAGTTTCAAGAATCAGGTGGTAGTAGTGATGCTGATAAATGGTTGAAGATTCCTGAACCTGAAAAGGGTCAGCCTACTACTATGCGTATTCGTGTTCTCCCGCCGTGGGGTAAATCAGCAGAAGGATTCTTTTATTATACTGCTGCACTTCACTATGGGTTTAGTATTGGTGGACGTAATAGGGCACTAGGTTGCCCAGAGTCTATTGATAAAGGCCCATGCCCTGTATGTAAATTCATTGGACGATTGAAGAATGGTACTGGTGATTATGAAAAGCTACTTCAATCTATTCGACAGAATCGTAGGTATTGGGTTAACGTAGTAGATCGTGCCGAACCTGATAAGGTTCGTATTCTAGGAACCAATAAGAAATTTATTGAAGCTGTTCTAGATGCATGTGATGACCCTGATATTGGTGATGTTACTGATCCTTCTACTGGTTATGATGTTATCCTAAAGCGTACTGGTAAGGGATTCAATACTCGTTACTCATATCGTATTGCAAGTAAGTCTACTCCTGTTAAGTACGATACTAAGAGTTTGTATTCATTGGATACTGAAGTCATTGAATGGGCAGACTATAATTCAATGGTTAAGTATCTTGTAGATAATTACAGTGAAGAATTGCGTGAAGTTGGGTTGAAGTTTAAGGGTGTGAAGATTGATAATGATGAAGAAGATGAGACACCAGTTAAGAAGAAGATTACTAAGAAGAAGATTAAGCCAGTAGAAGATGATGAAGATGAAGAAGTAGAGAGTGAAGATGAAATTGAAGAAGATGATATTGAGGATATTGACGAAGATGAGGATGATGATTAACATGGAGGTATAGAATGTTGGTACTTAGTAGAAACCTTGGTCAGAAAATTCTTATTGGAACAGATATTGAAGTTATCTATCTTGGATTTAATCAAGGTGGACAGATTAAACTAGGGATTAGTGCTCCTAAGGGAGTTAAGATTTTACGAGAGGAACTTAAGAGACATGAAGATATCCCAAATAGTCCCGGCAATTCTGAGTAAAGTTGAAGAAGAAATTAAAAGTGTCAATGATGTCCCTCTTACCATTGGTATATACCGTGCATCAGGTATTGGATTCTGTTCTAGAGCTACTCAATATAAATACATGGGTACTAAAAGTGAATCCATATCACCTGAAACACAATTACTATTCAATGATGGTAAACTACATGAGATAGATATCTGTAATAACCTAGCTAAAGTTGGTGTTGTCTCTAGCCAACAGCAAAGTGTATCCAAAAGATATAATCATAAAGGTGAGGAGTTTGTTCTTACTGGTACTATTGATGGAAAGTTTAACGGTATCTTATTTGATGCCAAATCTATCAGTACCTTTAGGTTCAAGTATCTAGAGAAGAACTTTCCTAAAGATTATATGTCTTATGTTATTCAGGGTCATATCTATATGGATATCTTTAATGATAAGAAGATGTTATTCTTGTTTAAAGATAAGAATAGTTCATGGCTTAAGGCTCTTGTTCAGAAATATGACCCACTAATTATGAGAGATATTCTTGATAAGATAGTAGAACTTCAACAAGGATTGAAAGCTAATACTATGATCTCTCGTCCTTATGGTAGAGATACATGGCAATGTAAGTTATGTAATTATCGGCTAGCCTGCTGGAAACTCCCGATGGAACGGCGGACTAGTACCTAGCATCC